TTCGTAGTAGGTGAACGTATTAACTTCGTAAATCCAGCAGGAACTCAGGTAGCAGGTTTTAACGCTACTCCAGTAATTACAGCGATAGAATTAGTAGAGGTAGACGACGGAACAGGAACGAACGTCAATCTTATTAAGATTACACTTTCAGCAAGTCTTACTAATGATAGCGGTCATGATATAGAAGCGGGTTCGTGGTTCATGTATTCGGATAGTGTCCTCTCTTCTCCTGAAAACCATTACGAAGCTAAATATACTTTCTCTAATGTAGAGTTAGTCGTTCAGGAGGTAGATATGGGTTCTAACTATGTTAATGACATGTTAAGTAAAATGAAAGAAAGTGGAGCTATTATGACAGATATTCTTTCAGTATCTAATTATAAGTATTCTCAGAATGCAGGAGATATCGTAGCGAATATCCGTCTCCCTCTCAATCAATCAAGAGCGAAGGCAATTCTCTCGCAACCTACAGACGCTACCAGCTACACGAGTAGAGAGCGTATCGGTGCTAAGGGAACTTATGACGTAGGAGCAACAGCAGACGAAGACGGACAACTTCTAGCAGGAGACCAGTTCAGAGGTGTCTCTGATAACCTTACTGATTATCAGTTCGTATATGACGGACGCTTACAACCTTCTCGTCCTGTTAACTGCGAAAAGACTTCTTCTAAGACCAGTATCTCAGCTCAGCCGATTATAGAACTTCAGAAGGCTCTCGTCCAGAGTTCTATAAATGTAAAGTCTCTAGCTGATTTTAATAGAAACTTCGTAATCGGCAGAGCATTAAGTCTCTCGGCTATGGGAGTAGAGGGAGTTTATGATACTAGAAATAAAGACTTTAATCTTCAGGTCAACTATCAAGGAACGCCACCGACTAAAAATCACCTATGGAATAACTTCGTATTTCATTTAAGACGTGTAGTTATTAAGGGAGATAATGTTTCGGTAATGGTTTAAGAGAAATGTTTTTTTAATTTTAAGTTTTTTAAATTATTTATATATTAAATATTATAAATAATGAGTAATCGCTTCTTAGAGATTTTACCGCAGAATACTAACGCCAGTCATTCATATAAAGGAGGTAGACCAGTCGTAGATTTTTTAATCGCAGAACAGGAGGCTACACTCCTCCCTCGCTCTATCCGTATATGTGGACGTTTAAATGTTTTAAAGAATGCAGAGAGAGATAAAGCTACAGACGATAATTTATGTATGGATAGTCGTATCGGTATCTGGTCTATCCTAGACCAAGTAGTTATAAGTTCAGGACGTAGTAAGACTACTATAGAACACGTCCGTTCAGCAAATAGGTTTTATAGTAGCTACATGGGTGTAGTTAATGACGAGAAATCACTCCTTAATCAGTATAGTAATATGGGTCTTACATTACCCTCTACAGACGGACAGCAGTTATCAGTTATCAGAGAAGGAGACGGAGCTAACTCTAATGAGTTCTGTATGCATGTCCCTACAGGGCTTCTAATGGGTAATAGTGGTATTAATCTTAGTAGCCAGACAGGTATCGGGGGCTGTATGCTTTCTCTACACCTCGCACCTGATAGTATGGTGCTATATGCTAAAGACGGAGACGCTACGGCAGGAGGTTTAACAGGTGCTTTCTATGAACTTACAGACCTTAAGTTAATATGTGAAGTCAGCGAACAGGTAGAAGCTAAACCTGAACCTCTAGAATATAATTCTATTACAGGATACTACACCACTATCAACTCTACGAATGCTAATCTTAACTTCTCGCTCGGTCTTAACAGAGTATCCTCTACTATGGTTAACTTCGTCCCCTCCAATTATCTCAACAATCTAAACTTTAACTCTCTCCAGACGATTAACCCTCTTACAGGAGCAGGAGGTATCGCAGACGTTTCTCAGTTAGTAATGACTAAGGGAGGTATGCGTTATCCATTAGACTATAATATTGATACGTCCTTTAAGAAGACAGGAAATACTCACCAAGTAGACCCTCAGATTATCAGAAACTTCATGAACTCAGTTCTACCATTTAAGAAGATTAGTCATACTCTAGTATCTCCTTCTACGTGTAAGAAGGGATATCTTACTGACGATAATGACGTAAATCAGGGTGGTATCCTTTACGGCGTAGGTGTAGCTTATGATACTCTAGGCTCAGACGGAGCAGACTTCTCTCGTGAAGCGTGGGGTCTCCAGTTAGACCTAGCATTAGACGACAATAACCCTAATAGTGCATTCGTCTTCGTCCACCATAAGAATACTCTAGTATACAATCAGGGACAGGTTCAGGTTATTTCGTAAATTAAAAATCGCGAAAATTAAAGAGATAATAATTAATATCTATAATTAATTATAAAAGTATTTAAAAAAATGAATGTAGTTAATTTTAAAATGAATAACGCGAATTATTTACCTCAGGATTTAATGTCTCTAATTATGAATATGAGAACTGAAAGCATGAAGAAGGATTTAGATAAACAGATAGAAGAATGGAAAGAAGATAGTGAAGACGATTATATAAGATTTACTAATGAAATAGATTATTATTTTATAGACGTCTTACCTGTTTACGAACACCTTACTTTAGTAGAGGACGCTAAGCTATTTAGTCCTTATGAGGTTTTACAACAATTAAGAGAAGAAAAACAGGAAAGAATACAACAGAGACTTAACGGAGAAATAGAGGAGGATTTCGGTAATTATTATGATTAATATCTATACTTAATTTTTTAACTTTTTTTTATTTATTTTTTATATTTATTAAGTTATAAATATAAAATGTCTCAATTTACTAAGCCTGATTTTCTCCGTGCTGGTCCAGTCATGACCGACCCTACTTCTCGTATAGATACTGATATTCTAGAGCCAGTAGTTCAGAGTGAAACGTTCTGCAGATTTCAGTTTCAGAATAAAGGTATTTTAAACGCAGGTTCTCGTATTACCTTCTGTCTAAACGACCCTGATACTGAAAGTTTCTATCCTCTCTCCGTAGGTATAGGAGCATTAATAGAAAGAGTTTCATTTAAGTCTGGAGGTAAGACTATCTGTGAAGTTCAGGACTGGGGACACCTTCACGCTTACGAAAGTGTCTTTACAGACCACTCAGTTATTAAAGAAAGAGACCAGTATCTAGAAGGTAAATGTCTATCTATGGGATTATCTTATGACGACGGAAAGGCTAACCAGAGTAGCCATATTACAATAGATAATGGTAAAGAGAAGGTTGTAAATGCTGTAGCTACGAATACTAATCATAGCACTTATGATTTCATGAAATTAAATAATGAACCTGTATTTTCTCTAAGGTTAGACGACCTCGTGCCCTGCCTCCGCGGACAAGAATTACCACTTTTTAAAATTAATGAAGACGTGCAGTTAGAGATTACCTTTTCAGACCCTAAGAAGAGAGTATCTATCGCTTCAGGTGGAGACCTTACTAAAGCATTCTCTATCAATACAGCAGAGACACGTCTTATCGCTGATTACACGTTTCTAGACGTGGACGAAATGGAGGCATACATGAAAAATCGTGGAGTTAATTACGGATACACTTTCTTAGAACCTAGACTTACTAAGACTACTCTCGCGACAGCTACAGAGTGGGAAAATCAGATTAGAAATGTGGGAGGTGCTGGTCGTGTGGTTAGACGTGCTATCGTAGGTATTACTTCAGAAAATATTACTGCCTCAGGACCTATTAAGTCGGTTCTCTGTGATTATCGTTCTATCGCACCTGAAAGCACCGCTAAGGGTGTATACGGAAAACTTACCGCTAACTTTAAGAAAAATGATAAGTTTCTCTATCCTATTGATAGGTCTAACTCAGCTCTTCATTATCACGGAGTTCAGGACGCTCAGGGAGGCGTCCCTCATATCGCTAGGTCTATGTATGCTCGTCAGGGTTATTCTATCGCTGATAATAAGTTCGAGGGTCATGCTGTAGGTGGAACTCACCAAGACCAGCTATTAGGTCAGCAGTTCTATACTGCATACCGCTTTAATGACGGAATGCGTGTAGATAGCAGAGGTTTAGAACTTCATTCTAAACTGGATACTATGACTGACGCAGAGAAACCATTTACTTCTAGGTGCTGGATTATGGTAGAGAAGGTAATGACTATTTCAGACGGAAAAGTAGACGTCATGTTTACATAAATAAAAATATATTCTAAAGTCCTCAGTTTTTTATAAAGTCCTTAAAGTCCTTAAAAATATTAAAATAAAAGCAACCTATAAAAATAGAATATGAAGAGCTATAATTATTCATATTAAGATTTTACTTTTTTAATTTTTATTTTTAGGACTTTCAGGACTTTTATTATTTTTTTAATTCTTTTTATTTTAATCTTATTATATACTAAAATATATAATGAGCGATAA